TTATAATAATATAACGTTATCCGATAATTCTAGTAGTGACTATATAAGGTTTGAATTTAAAGCCGACACAGCTACTTACGGTGCTATTAATGTGATTGTGTTTAACGGAAGCACACAATCTGAATATATTATAGAAAACATCACAGAAAACCAAAAAAATAAAATAGCTTTATCGTTTAAAGAAAATGAGTTTAAGGTTTATTTTAACGGTGTGTTAAAAAACACAGACACAAGCGGAATTGTACCGACTGGATTGCTAGAATTTAATTTTGCAAATGAGGATGGAACAACGAGATTCTTTGAGGGTAAGGTATACGATGCAAGGATTTATGATAGAGTATTGACTCAAACAGAATTACAAACACTAACAACACTATGATCAAGCAAGGTAAATACGAATTTATAAACGAGTCACAAGCTAACGATAAAATAGATGGGTTAAGTACAAGTGGACACGCTATCGTTAAGTTAGGTCATATCGTAATAGAAAAAGGACAAGAAGACGCAGAGGGAAATGAAATAACACCTAATGTACTAAGTGATAAATATCATATTGACGTAATGTGGAAAGGACTAGAAGACCATCCTTATGGTTGGAAGTCTTACGCAGTTTCGGTAGCAGATGGTAATGGAGTACACAGTTTCTACGGAATAGATTATCAAAAAAATAAAATGTAATGGTAAGAGGATTAAGGTATATAGCAAATAAAATAGAGGCTTTACAGTTTTGGATGATTGCTAAATGGAATAACTTTTTAAAGAAAATAACGTTATGAGTTTAAGCGATTTGAAAGTAGCTTTTTTTAATGCAATTAGCCTAAGTGTTAGTTTCACACAAGTAGAGAACGGTTTAAAGATTATGCTTTTAGTAGCGTCTATTGTATACACGTTACAGAAGATATACAGTAATCATAAAAAGAATGACGAAAAACTTTAACATAGAAGAGTTTAAGTGTAAGGGTAACTTAAAAGGGTGTGATTGTCAAATGCCAGATGATGTTTATAATAACATACAAGAATTGGCTGATAATCTACAAATTGTTAGAGATATGTTAGACGAGCCTATTAAAATAAATAGTGCTTATAGATGCGAAAATTATAATAGTCAAATTGGAGGAGTTTCTAAGTCGCAGCATTTAAAGGGAAAAGCAGCAGATATAAAAGTAAAAAATCTTACTCCAGATCAAGTAGCAAACGCTATTGAAAAACTACAAGAGGGAGGCTTTATTAAACAAGGTGGACTAGGTAGATACGATAGCTTTACACACATAGATATTAGAGGGCGTAATGCTCGTTGGGATAAAAGAAAGTAATTATGCCTAAAAAGAAATTCAAAGACACTACAGTAGGAAAGCTATTGCTAGGAGCTGCTAAAGTCATTAACCCAGCTTTAGGTCAAGTCCTTGAGGGAGTAGTCTCTCCAAGCGAAGCGATAAGCGAAATAACAAAATCTAGCATATCTACAGAAGACAAAATAAAACTACAGCAATTAATACACGATCAGCAGAATAAAGAAATAGAGGAGACTACAAAAAGGTGGGTAAGCGACAACCAAACAGATAGCTACTTAACACGCAATATAAGACCTCTAACGTTAGCTTTTTTAACTGCTACACTATTTATCTATATAATATTAGATAGCTCGTTAGATGGCTTTAAAATAGATTCTAATTGGATAGATTTACTATCCTCGTTATTGCTTTTAGTATATGGTGGTTATTTTGGTATGAGATCAGCCGAAAAAATAACTAAACATTGGAAAAAGTAGTCTATAATAGACTAGTCTATATTAACGTATATATATATATATATAATTCTATAATAGTCTAGACTATAATAGACTATAATAGTAGAAAAAACTAAAAATTTATTAGTCTACCAAATTGTTAGGCATTTTTTTTTATATTTGTTTATGCCTAGAAAAATATCCAGAAAAAATCTTATAAAGAAATTAGACACTATATTCAGCGAGTATATAAGGAGAAAGTATGCAGATCAAAACGGTATAGTAAAATGCTATACGTGTGATAAGAAAGCGTACTGGAAAGGACAAGGTATGCAGAACGGACACTTTATTAGCAGAGCCTCAAGGATTTTAAGATGGGATGAGGATAACTGTAGACCGCAATGCTATCAATGTAACTGTATGAGATATGGGCAGAATTATATATTTGCTATGAATCTTAATAAAGAGTTTGGATATGACAAAGCCGATGAGTTACTTCAGAAATCTAGACAAACAATTAAACAAGCGGATTTCGAATTAATAGATTTAATAAAACATTATGAAAGTTTGGTTAAAGAATTAATTTAAGTTACATTTGTACAACCTTATATATGGTATGTTATCATTGTTTTGAGAAAAGGGTTAGTTTAGCGACTAGCCTTTTTTTTGTTTATAATTTTGTAAATAGGTTTATTTTTTATAACTTCGTCACAAACAATGTATAACTAATTCCATAACAATGAATCTAGCAATCGATTACCCAGAATTAAAAAAACAATACGATTCTGAAAACAATTTACTGGCAAGACTAAAGCCAGAGTTTATAAAAAAACTAAACGACAGACTTGATAGTTATCCCTCTAACACAAAAGTATTAATAGAGGTTTTAGGAAACGAGGTACATTTAACACATTTAAAGTATACTTATATTCTAGACTTGCAACTACTTACTGGTTTGTCAAACATCTTTCACGCTTTTAACGATACAGAGCCATTTCACGAATTTTTAAATAAAAAAGGTTATGACTGGTAGTGAAGATATATATAGAGTAATTAGCACAAAGACTCCAAACGACCAAACGATAGAATTTTTAAACGCAAGAATCACAGCTTTGCAAAGTAGGGTTGCGTATTTAGAATCAATAATAGAAGTAGAAATTTTAAACAACACAAATAATGAAGACTGGAAAAATTAAACACGTTGATATCAACGGACAATGGAATGGGATGAATAAGCATCTCGTAACGTTTGCAGATGGACAAGCGTACACCTTTTTCTCTAAGGGAGAATTTAAAGCCTCTATAGGGGACACTATTAAGTATACTGTAAGTAATGCGGAAATGAGAAACGCAAAGATTGTTAGAGAACAAAACTACGGTAATAAAAGCGTATCTCAATCTGTACGCAAAGATGATGTACAAACGTCAATCATAAGACAGACTTGCTTAAAAGCCTCCTCAGAGCTACACGCACAAAGAGGGGATAGTGATGTGCAGTCCGTTTTAGAAGACGCAGAGATAATGTATAATTGGGTAACAAAGAGTATATAAATAATTTAATTAAAAAACAGATAATTATGGCTGGTAAAACAGAATTTTTAGATTTCTTATTCTGCAAAAAGGGTAAGTATGATTTCATAGTAACAAGCGTTGCTATAAGGGCAGACGAAATGGCTAAGTGGTTAGTGCAAAACAAAAAGAAAGCAGACGAAAACAATGGCTGGTTAAACTTTGATATATTACAAAGTCAAAAAAATCCAGACAAGCACTACGCTAAGACTTTTACAATAGTGAAAGAAAAGGAGCAAGTGACTGCAAAGCAACATATGCCAGATAGAGAAGTGGTAAATGAGGATTTGCCGTTTTAATAAAAATTAATATATTAGTAGGCTACTCGTAAATGGGTAGCCTTTTTAAATACAAACAATGATAATAGACTACAATGAACAATTAGAAAAGCTGCGACAAATAAGGAATGGCAGTTTAAAAGAGGGTGAGAAATTAGACATAGATCAAATAGATGAACACATAAGATTTAAGCCGAGTAATTTTAACGTGATATTAGGACAAGCAAACGTAGGTAAAACTTCAGCAGTCCTTTTTTTAATGCTCAGTTATACTTTAAAGTATGGTAAAAAGTGGCTAGTGTATTCTAGCGAAAATGAGCCTCACAGTATAATACGTAAACTTGTAGAGTATTTAGCTATAAAACCAGTAAACGTAATTAAGGAGGAAGAGTTTATAGAGCATACGAATTTTATAAAGAAGTATTTTAAAATAATAAATGCCGAGCAAATGTATACCTATCGAGACCTTATCAACTTAGGTATATTACAAAAGCAGTTATGGGACTATGACGGTTTTATGGTAGACCCATATAATTCACTAGCAAAAGACAAAGAGCTAATGAAAAGTTTAGGTGGTCACGAATACGATTACCAAGCAACAACAGAGTTTAGAATATTCTGCAAACAGAACAATGTAACGTTATGGCTAAACGTACACGCTAATACAAGTGCTATAAGAATGTTACACAATGCAAATCACGAATACGCAGGTTTTCCTTTACCTCCTCAAGCTGGAGATGTAGAGGGCGGTGCTAAGTTTGTGAATCGTGCTGATGACTTCTGGGTTATACATAGGTATATCCAGCATCCTACTGACTATATGATAACACATATACACGTCAGAAAAGTAAAAGAAGTAGAAACTGGAGGTAGACCTACGCCAATGGACTTTCCAGTACGTATAAGATCCGTAATAAATAACGTAGGATATAGTATTGATAATCAACCAATCGTACAAAAAATTCAAGAAAATGTTAAAGCCTTAAAATTTTTAAAGAAAGTTTAACAAAAATTTGTATATTTGAGTAAAAAGTTGTTATGATTATTTACTCAATGTTTGCTTTTATAGTTTTATTAGTCGCTATCATAGCAATAAGCAATAAGTATAACCCAGTTTTGCAGTTTCATTTAATTGTAGGTCTGGGTTTTTTGTATCTATATGATGAAACCGATATTGAAGAGGGGAGACAAGTTATCCATCAATTATTGATAGGTATAGTTTTGTTTAGTATAACGTATGTTAAGCCAAATGATTGAAGAGTTATATAAATACGATAGGCTTTGGGTAGGGTACGTTAAAGATAATGGATGCAATTTAGAGACTGCAAAAGATATCGTGCAAGAGTTTTATATAAAAATGCACGTATGCAAATCAGATTATTTGTACGAAAATAATAAGCCAAACTTTTACGGTTGTTATTTAATACTTCG